GAAGTTATCAGAGGACTGGAGAAAAAACTGGATAGGTATAGGGTATTGTCGTGCCACAAGGGATCTTCAAAAGAAGTTATAGTAGATCACAGTTCACATGGGCCAGAGCCTGTTATGTGTAGTATCGCTATTATTGATACATATAATGATAGTTATGTTGATTTGAATAGGAACGGAGTTGAGCAGTTGATAGGCCAACTCCAAGAATTTTTAACCCTTGAAAGTGGTAATGCAATATGATAAACAATAAATTAGATGGTGAAATAGTAGTTCCAAAGAATAAATGTTATGATGTCTGCTTCAGGGGTGTGGGCAAGCAACCTTTGGAATTAGCAATGCAATATATGAAGGAGCGTTTACAGTTAATAAAGGGGAGGAAATAATATGAGAATAAATATACTAACTAATACCCCCAACCTTAATATGATTAGCAAGTTACAGTCTGCACTGATCAAAAAACGCAAACATGTTGGTGTTTTTTATCATGAGGATAATCTCCCCCCCGCATTATACTCTCCCACTACACTAATAATGGTGGAGTACGGTAAGAAACTATGTGACGCTAAAATAAATAGGTATAAAAACTCAGGAGGACATGTTTTTAATATCCACAGGGCAGATCCTTCAGAGTATAGGGGGGCGTCTGTATTAAACCATCAGATATTGAACGGTGATAGCCATATATCCCCTAGTATAATTAGAGTTAATACCAATGAAGGGTTTGATACGGGGAAGGTATATGCTCAGGAAAGGGTAGATATAACTAATCTTATATATTCTGAAGTAGTGGATGCCTGTAGGGAAACATACTTAAACTTAATTCTAAGCGCAGTTAGGGGGAGTATAAAACGCAATAACGCATGTTCTAAACTGTGCAAACGCCGCACACCTTCTGACAGTGAGCTATTCTTATCTGAGCAAGACTTAAGAATTATAAGGGCCTCAGATAATGACAGATTCCCTGCTTTCTTTATGCTTGGGGGGCGCAAGTACACCCTAAAGGTTGAGTCCAGCCCTCTGTAGGAATAGTCTGTTTAAGTTGGCATCTATGTTCCCCTTAGTGGAGGACATTATTTGCTTTATCAGTTGTTCACGGCGGTTTGCTATGCGAGGGATCAAGTCTTTCATTTTGAGCATCAAGCCGCCTTGGACAGTCTGTAAGTCGTTACTGAAAGCCTGGTCTGTAGTGGTGCCCTTCAGTTGCTCTGTCTCCTTCCACACAGCCAGTAGCTTCTCAAGATCATTCTGACTGGCCAAGTAACGAGGGTCAGACAGTGAAGTTATGGTGTGTTTATACTCAGGCTCATCCCTGCCCCACGTATTCTTAACAGCCCTTGCAAACTTGAGCTTCCTATCAATGGGTATCCGCTCAATAGTCTTGTGGATATTCCTGTGTAGCATATTGAATATCTGGCTGGCCCTCTTCTTCTTCTCCACCTTACTGTACACACTCTTAGACATATCCCACTTCTGGTTCCCCACCTGCAGTGTGTCCCCAACCTGTGTCATCCTCTCATCCACGAGAGACTTAAACTCCTTGACCTGCTCCTCATCCTTAGCATCAAAGTGTTCACCCAACATATACACCTTGTGTTTAAAGTCCCGTGGTAATTCTTCATAAGACTTAATTAACTCAAGCCGTGTGGTCTCATTCATGAAACCCAGGGCCAGGTGTGCCTTCTGTTGCTTCTTATCCAAACTACTTGTACGCAGCCCTATCATCCTGAGTGCGGCGTCTATGCCCCTTACGTTGCGTTGAGTTATGAGGGATACTGGAGACTGTTTCCACGCCGCAATACTCTCATATGATTGTGTTATTGTAGCAGGGAGGATAAGGTTCAACCCACTCTTCCCCAAAGACGTGATGCCATCACTCAGCCCCCTCTCATATGTAGCCTTACCAGACCACGGGTCCACACCAGTGGCCATCTTCTGTGTGGCTTGCATACCAGGTGTGTTCATGACAAACTGTGACATGAAGTTGGCAAGTGGTAGTGCTGCCTGGGCAAGGAGGTTGTCCTTTGCCATAGCATCAGTAAGGGACTTAAACATCGATGAGGACTCCATGAAAGGCCCAAAAGCTGTGGCATCTGTGAGGTCCATACGGGTGAAGTCGCCGTTGCCCTCAGGTATCATCAAACCCCCAACCATGTTCCGCAGTTGCTCCCACGGAGACTCATTACCCGTCATGTTGGCATAGTCAGACATCATCATTCCCTGTGACATCATGGCCCCAGAGTTAAACAAAGCCGTCCCCACAAGGGGACTTATGGTCCTGCCAGGGTTTTCCATGAGGCCGTTCTTGATAATCCTCAGAGCCTCTGCAGGGTATGAAGTAACCAGTGCGCCCATGAGTGGCACATTCTTCAACTTCCTTATACCAGGAGACACGGCCCCGTAGTTCTGGTGGTAATCCTTTACCCTCTCAACAGCAGCCTGTTGCGTCATCCCCATTTGCTCAACAAAGTACCTGTACGACATCCACTTGATACGGGGATCTACCTTACCGTACTCCTGGCTAATCTTCTCTTTGACCACTGAGTAGTTACCACGTTTCTTAGGGTCACCACTCTTAATGTACCGCCACGCCTCATTCATCCCATCCTTCCAGTTGTTGTGGAAGTGGGTCTTAACCATTTCTTTCTGTAATTTGGCTAATTCCTGAGTGTGTACAAACAATCTACGTTCCGCCTGTGCTAACTGCTTATCAGTGTACACTCTATCAGGCTTCTCATTCTCCGCAGAGTCAAGGACATTCTTAAGGTGCTTGGCCACTTCCATGTGCCGTGTCATATCACGGTCTATACCACGCATTTCCTTAACCCTCTGCCCCGCAATACTTCTTTTACCAGGCCGAAGCTGTCTCTCTCCACCTTTAACAATACCCTCATCAGACCTCTCAATTAGGCCGTGGTCCAGGCAATACTTAAAGTGCATGATGACGTCAATCTTATCCGCTGACCACCCCTTGTCCCAAAACTCCTTCACCATGGATGCCTGTTGCTGTTTTGGAGTACCCCTTACTTTAAGGGTGTGGAGGTCATACTTAGTATATGTGTCTAAAAGACTGTCAAAGTTAGCGTCATGTTTCTTATTCCCAAAACCCTCCCAGAACTTGGGGTCCAGTAGCTTTGCTCCTGATTGATGGGCGAAGGTGAGGGCACCAATGAAGTTTTTGTTGAAGGTGCTGACGCTCTGTGTGATAAGGTTCTGTCTGAGTGCCCTGCCCGTCCACTTGAAGAAGGCGGTATCTCCAGGTGTAGACATTTTATCTACCATGCTGGAGGCGGCAGTATCCATAATGTTATCATACTCAGCCCCTAAGGTCTTGCCCAGTTCCTCACGCCCCCTCTTCATGGACTTGCCCACTTCACTCAGTAGTGTGGAGTAGTCCTCCCAGGAGTTGATGTGGTCGAAGAAACGCCTGTGGACATACTTACCCGCCATAGTACCCCACTCTCTACGCAGGTGCAGCCGCTGTTCATGGCTCAGGTTTTGAAAGGACACTGGCTCTACTTCGCCGCTGCCCTTGTACCGTTTGGTTGGTCCTAAATACACCCAGTCCCCAGCGAGGCCGTTGGTCCTAAACTCACGGGGTAGTTTAGACATAACCATCCCCTGCATCAGTCCCACCTCATTCAAGAGTCGGGCCTTTGTCACATCCACCAACATCTCCTGCAGGACGGACATAACATGGCTACCTTCAGCATCGAACAGTCCCATCATACCCATATCAAACTCATTGAGTTCTTCTACCAGTTGGACCTTACCCTTGAGGCCAGGTTGTTTGTTTGTTATCTCGTGTATCTGCCGCAGGGCTTCCTTGCGGCGTTTGTTTATGGGAAGAGTCTCCCCTTTTTTGTCCTTGGTCACGTCTATGATACGGCGTTTGCCCTGGGCCTCATCAAACCATGTGATCCTTGGGGTGTTGGCCTTCCTCTGGACATTAAGACGGGAGAACTCTGGGGCATCCTTGGTGCCTACCTGAGTAATGGTGTGAGTGGCTGACTCATACTGGCGTAGGTCATTCCTGTAGATATCCTTGGCATACACGTGGGGATCAATCCCCTTGCTCTTCATGCTACTGGCCTCGTCCCGTGTTAGGCGGCCAACATCTACCATCATATCTATAAGGTGATCCCGTACTCCCATTACTTCAATAACCTCATCAGCCAAAGGGCTTTTATCCTTAAACTTCATGAGTTGTTTTTTACTTAGCTTGGCCATTTTACCAAATGTGTGTGACTGCTGGTCTGACATCTGGTCCTGTAAATCCCTGGCCCTGGCGATACGGGCTTGGAGGCACTGGCCCTGGTTCTCAATGCGCTGAGACTTCATACGGAAGATGCGGCCCTGATTCATGTTGTAGTGGGAGTTTATAGCTGACGTTGCCAGGTCTGCCAGGATCATACTGTTGGTATCCCCCGCCACCTGCTTGATAGTCTTAACCATATCCCTACCCTGTCGAACCAACTGCTCCTTATTGATGGGGGGTTTATCCCTAAACAGTTTATTAACAGACTCACTCTCAGCCTTCTTAATCATTTTCTTCAGGGAGTCAAAGTGTGCGGCGTCTGGTTTGTTCTTACGTAGTTTGGCAAGCTTCCCAGGCAACTCCATGTTGTCAAAGAAGTGGCCGAGTTCTCCAATTACTTCCCTATCAGCATACACAAGCCGTGCCAGATGGTCGTATATGGCCTCAGTGTGCTGCTTCCCACCCGATGTACGCCAACCATTCTCCACTTCCTTAAACTCAGAGGCGGGGTTTTTGGATAAGGGCACAAGCCTACTCTGTCCGAGCTTCCCAAGGGTCTTCCCATCATAGTCCAGCACGTCCCTGACATTCCTGTTGGCCGTGATAGTGTCTTGCATCCCCTTCAGCTTGGCCTTACCCTCTGGTGTAGTGGGTTCCTGTTTAGGGAGGAGTCCCTCAAGACTGTTAAGCCGTAAGTCGAAGGTCTCCTTCATCCCGTCCATGAGGTGTTTACGGAAGTTGGTGCGCCGTGTCATTTCATAGTTGAACTGGGCGGCAGACTCAAAGATAGTCTGGTCCATAGCAGTAACTTCTTCGTACTTCTCCCTCTCCGCAAAGGCTTTGATGTGGTTGTTGACCCACTCGTTGTTCCACCCCATTGCCTGGAGGGATTTCTGTATGGTCTTAGCCGCTCTCGCTTTAGGTGTCCCCACCCACTTGCGGTAGTTGTTGTTGAAGTCCACTACACTCTGAGCGGCTGTCTTCCCGAACTTGCCCCCAGACTGTACCTCAATGGACTTCTCTATCTTAGCAAAGTGTTGCTGTTGTTTAATGTAGGTGTGCTCTGCAACCATCCCATCCACGAAGCGTCCATTGCCAAATGGTGTGGCGAAGGCCAGGTTGGTGGCCTCTAATGGTACGCCGTGTTGTCGTGCAGTCTCAGCGAAGGCGTGGACATCCCTATTAGACAGTCCTTTTTGGGTCTTGGCCTTCGCAATAAGGTTACCCATAACGCTCTCAATGGACTTGAGTTTATTGGATACCTGAAACATCCCCTCCACCTCACTTGTGGAGAGTTCATTGGATATCTTCTGGAAGGTTTCCCAGTATTGGTCCCGTAAGGATGCTGGCATTTTGTTGAGGGTGTTCTTGAACTTCCCCACTGACATACCAAATAGCATACGCTCACTCTGGAAGTCACGGAGGGGTTCAGACATATTCTTGAGGATGTCGTGGGGGCGCAGGGCAAAGCCTGTAAAGGTTGCCAGTGCTTTAGATCCTGTGGCCTTCTTCACTTTATTGATGACACCAGTGGCTGCTTTGCCGTAAGCATGGAGGCCCTTACCAATTAAGGCAAACTCAGCAGGGTTCTTGATTGCTACGAAGGGGAGGTCATAGAACATACGCATGCCCATCCCTCCTATAAGAAACAACTGATCCACAACAGGTATTGTCTCCCCCATTGCGGCCTTGTCGAGGTAGGTTTCAATCAACTCATCCGTTGACCGTGGCATAAATCCGAGGGTGTTGGTGAGTTCTTGCTGTAATCTTTCTGTTATATCAATACCAAGCTCATCCGGCAGCCTCTCACTCACAGGAATATTGTACAGTTCAGCATTAACTTGCTTGAATACCATACTCAAACTCTCTCCCATATACCCAACACCTGGCACTTGGTGGATCAGGTGTCCAGCAGCCCCCAGCACAGTAGAAAAGTGTCTTGCCAAATATGACTTATCCCACTCCTCCTGTTTCCTATCAGCAATTTTAGTGGCCTCCACCCTGGCGTCTTTAACTTTGCCACGGTAAGTGTCCATTACTTCTTTGGGTATATCGTCATTAAGGGCAATCTTCTCAAGCTCCTCACCATTACGTTTAATCCAAGCTGCTCTTTTTGTGCCCTTAGCCGCACCTATGGCTCCTGCCAGTTCCTTATCATTGAATGCCTGTTGCCTCAACCACACCCACGCTTCCTGCTCTGTCTTTATTTGAGGGGATTTAATCCCACCAAACTCAGCAGGTTTAGACATGGACCTGGGGAGGAGTCTTTGTTGGTAATGTTCAGTTAATTGCTGGGTCTTTTCCTCTGTTAAACCTGTGTTTTTTAGGGTTTCCGCAGGTCCTTTTGTGAATAATTCGTTCTTTATACTATTTACAGCGGCTGTTTCAGCGTGTTCGTACTCATTCCCCCACGCCACATCCATACCCACAGACCTATCATATCTGTACATGGCCCCTGCACTGGCCTTCATCTCCCGTATACCTGCTATGGTCCCGTCTTCATTAACATGGTCAAGGTTGATATCCACCCCCAGAGACTTCCATATGGCAGCTTTATCTGCTTTAGCGGTCAATGAGTCCACATTATCTAAAAATGCAAGGATGGGCTTCTGAGCTTCGTTTAAGAGCAGGTCCTCTGGAGGTTCCTGTCCCGTGAGCTTCTGATACCAGTCCTTAATCCGAGTGGCGTCCACGTCCAACCAGCCCCTTTGTTTCACGGCTTCATTAACAGTGAGGTTGGGATCAACACTTTTCAGGTCCCTCTCCCTCCGAAGTTGGTGGGCTTCATTGTTGAATCTACCCCATGGGCCTTTGAAATCAAGGCCACCGTCTTGGAGGGTCTGTAATACTATAGGCATGGTGTCAGCCACGGTGTTGTCTTTGCGCTCAGAGTGGCGTACTACCTGACTTATCAGGGCCATCCCAGCTATAACCTTCTCATCCCCTGGAGCAGCCCTACCGTGGAAGTCCTTGCCCAACTCATTGACGAGTGTGTCATGGGAGCCTTCAAGTAGACTGTTAAGGGTGAGGGAATCCTTTACATTGATCCCGTTCTTGTGTAGCTGTGACTTGAGATCCTCCATATAGGCCCCTGCCTCACCGAGTGCAGCACTGCCTCCCTCTCTACGGAAACCCCTGTAATTGCGGATGACCTTGGTCATTTGCTGTGCTTGGTTCTTAGGGCCGTGGAGGAAGCTTAACCAACCCCCACCAGGTGCATTCTTAGTGGCCTCACCTATCTCAGTACCTAAACCAGACAATCTCTCTACCAATCTATCTCTGGTGTATAACCAGTTACCCTCCCTATCCTCCTCGTCCTGCTCTATAATAGCCAGTGCTTTTATAGGGGAGTTGTTGAAGATGGGGTTGGGCTTAACCACTTCCATTTCTATGTTGTGGTCAAAATCTAACTGCTCCTCACTTTTCTGTGGGAGGGCGGTGTCTGGTGCAAGTTTACTCCAGTCCAAGTTCTACCTCTTTTCATTTGGGGATATGTCAAAGATATCCATAGCATTACGTTTACTATTAACATCATTCTCGAAGCCTTTGGTGTACAAGTTCTTGGCAAAACCCCACATGCTTGGGGGTACTTTGGCTTGCCATTTATTAAGAAGCTCATATGTTATCTGCTTGTTTATAGTATCATCAGTAGTGTCCTCACTGGACATGCCACGGAGTTCAGCAAATCTGTTGGCTCCCTCTTGCCTCATCTTCTTCAGTTGGGGGAGAGTAGCCGTCAACATGTCAGCCACCTCAAAGGACGCCCCTGGTCCACGCATACCCATTGTGCCATACGCATACTCAGATGCCTCATTTACCATGTAGTCAAAGTCGTCCTGCTCCCGCATCTGTGCTCCGAAGTCCTGCTCCGCTGCAGTCTTAGACTTATACAGGTTGGCCATTTCCTGTATGGCCGCACTACCCTCTCTGTCCATGCTGGATGTGTCTATGGCTGTCAGTGCACTGAGGTCTCCATTAAGAAGCTGTGCCAGTTTTGCATTAGACGCCTCGTCCATATTCGCCCTCATCTTATCCTTCTCAAGGGAGAGCTTCTGGAGTTGCACCTTTATCTTACCATCAAAGTCCTGCATAGCAATCCTACGGTTCTCTTCAATGGCGGGTTTACGTTGGGAGATGCCCATCTCATCATAAGCACTGGACTTAACCTGTGACTTGAACTTGTTGTACTTCTCAATGGTGGCGTCATCCTGGAGGAGGCTCCTCATTTTGAGTTTGTTGTCAATGAGTTGTCCCTGTGTGCGTGCGGCTGACTCTTGGGTTAAAGCGTCTGTCTGCCGTGTCATTGACAGGGTGCGGCCTATGTCTGTCTTCTCAGCAGCCAACCCAGTTTCAGCAGATATCAGGCCTTCAAACATCCGCTTCATCTCCACAGCCTGTTGGGGATCTGCTGACATTATGTTGGCATAGGCGTCATAGAACTTGTCTTTGGCAGAGGCGTCCCCCTCCTGCTTATACTTGGCCCACTGCTTAATCATACTACCCACATTAGTGGACACAGTTTTGCTGGTGGCATCCTTCTGCTTTATCTCCGTGTCAATCCGTTGGGAGGCTTCCTCTCTCCGTTTGAGTTCGTCCGTTAAGGCCACGTTACGTTTGTTTGTTAAGTCTATGTCTGCTTGGTACTTAGCCAGTTGTGCGGTGTGTGTTTCATTAGCCCATTTAAGCTGTAGTCCTGCAGCCTCAGACCTATTGTTAGCCCGTTTGTGTGCAGTGCTCAGTCTCCGTATAGCCTGTGCAAAAGCCCCAATATCCTTTTCCTGCCCCTTACCAAGTGCATTACTATATACGCTCATATCTTCCCCTTACTGTAGATCAGCCAAATCCTTAACCACTCCGAGGCTCACTGCCTCCTGTATTGCGCCCAAGTGTTGCATGGCCTGGAGACCTGCCCCAGATCCCACACCCTCAGGGTTCATTTGCATTAACATATTCTCTGTCCACCCACCCATGCCACTCATTATGTTAGTGTGGAGACCACCTATTTGGGCCCCAGCAAAGTGACGGGCATCCCGTGTGGACTTTTTGTATTGACTGATCTGTTGTTCTGCATTTCCTTTTGCATAGTTCTGGTGTAACTGCTGCATCCCTAAGGACTTAGCCGCAGCTATCTGATTGATTGCATCAATAGCATCTTCATGTGTGTCTGCTTGTCGGGCATAGTCCAGACCAACACGGTCCACGTCCCCACCTGATATATCTTCTATGATACGTTGAAAATCCATTAAAGCCATTATATTCCTCCCATGTTAAAGATGCTACTCAAACCACTTGTAGCTCCACCATATAAGTCACCAAACACACTTGTGGGGGCAAGTAATTGAGGCACAGCAGCCTCCATTGTGTATTGATTTGTCTTTGCCATGAGGTCTTGAAGTTGTGTGGGCAAGGCTGAAGCCACCTCTGTTAAAGATGCTAACTCCTGTGCTGCTCCCAACTTCTGCTTCTCTCGCTGTGAACCAACAAGGCGTGCCTCTTGTTTAGCGGCTGCCCCGCCATATCCCATACCACCACTGAACTGTTGTGTACGTATTCTGTTTTGAAATTCAGCTTCCTGGTTCCCTACAAACCCCTCACCTGCCATCTCAGTCAGGTATTGACCTGCTTCCATATCCTGTAGTTCCATTATAATAGGCCCCCCAGCCCAAATACACTGTTCAATCCCGACATACTTCCCCCTAATATACTCTCATAAACCTGTACTGGAGTAGTCAATTGAGAGGTAGATGCTACCATTGTGTCCTGTTGTGCTTGCCCTACTAATTGCCCTATCTGCGTAGAGGTCTTGGACTCTGCCTCTGAGAGGGAAGCAAGCTGTTCTGATGCCCTAAGTCTTTCTGACTGCTTGTATTGCCCCACTATCTTTGCTTCCTGTTTTGCGGAAGCTCCACCATATCCGAGGCCACCAGCAACCTGTTGTGTACGTATCCTATTCTCCAACTCACTTGTGTCTATATCCCCACCAGCAATGTCGCCCAAGTAATCCTTAGCCGCACTACCAGTTAAGGAATGCTCCAAAGCTATTGGGTCCGTAGTGTCCCCACTGAGGTTATCATCCACAGGCCCTGAAGTGTCTGTAGATATTGTCCCACCATTTGAGTCTGGTGGACTAAATGGTTCTTCTGTAGTGTTCCCACCAGTAGGTCCAGGAGGTGTGTATACACCATTTGACCCACCCCCTCCACCGATGCTCCCAATAGATGTGCCCCCAGTAACACCACTCCCTCCACCCAAGTCTCCCAACTCAGATGGTGTGGTCCCTGTTGGAGTTACACCACTTGGTGTTTCTGTCTCAGAGGGCATGTCATCAAAGGAGAAGTCACTATCCAGGTTACCCCCTACACCACCAGGCCCTGAGGAGGATGCGATATATGTCTCATCTGCTGGCTGTGTTCTGGAGTCACTAACGCCCCACTCTGTGGCGTCTTCAGGATTATTCGCAGCCCATTCATCCAGTTGTTGGGTTTCTTCATCAGACGTAGGGGTGAGTAATTTATTAAGTTTTGCTTCATTTATAGCTATCCACTTATTTAAACTAATTGTCCAAAAATCAGGGCGTGCAGCTAAAGACGCCTGGGCTTGAGATATAGCATCTTGTGCATATTGTACTCCCGCTGCCCAACCAGTATCACCTATAGCCATTACATTAAGTCTCCTAAACCAAAGGGTGCCTTATACCCATAGTCCTTAAACCCAGCAGTTATAGCGGCAGAAGATCCAGCAGGTTGTGCATACGCTCCTGCTTGCTGACCATATAGTCCAGCCAGTGCGCCAATGGGGTTTGCTTCTGATCCTATAAGTCCTGCCAGTGACTGTGCCTGTGCTCCCACACCAAGTTGCTCTGTCTGGGCTGCCGTCTTGGCAATGCCAGCCTGTGCTGCCTGTGTCTGGAAGGGGCGGAGGGTGCCCTCTATTTTCTTCTGTATGGCAAGGGGGGCAGCGTGTTTCTGGATATTCAAGGCCAACTCTTCTTGTATAGCCTCCATACCATGGCCCCCTGACCCACGTATTGATGTGGCTTTCTCCCCAGCCTCAACCACTCCGGCAATACCTTCACCTGCACCTGCAGCATTTATGGTATCCATAGCAGTTCTGTAACCAGGATCATTCTGAAGACCCATCTCTGTATCACGGGCAATACCAGTAGTAATACCACTTACCTGTTGGAGTGTGTTCTGGAAAGCTGGTTGGATTGTGTCGAAGTATTTATCCGCCGCTCCCTGTCGGGCCTCGCCCTGCTCAGTCAGCAACTCCCCCTGCTTCTCCTTCATAAACTCAGACAGGCCCTCACTTGTCTCAAACTGTGCCTGTTCCTGTGCGAGTTGTGCAGACAGTTGTTTTTGCAACTGCTCCAGTGTCTTATCATATTCCGAATACCAAGCCATGTCCCCTCCTATAGTAAACTGGCGTTTGTAGCCATACCGCTCTGAATCCTCATCCCACTGGCCCACGGCCCACTCAATAAACACGGGCACTTAACCACACCAAACCCTGCTGCATCTGTTGGATGTGATATCACCCCACCAATTATGTTGGGATAGTTGTGTGGCGTCTGTGTTGTGAGGGCGAGGGCTGTCCCTGTGATGTTTGTGGCCAGGGTTAAGAATGCTGGTAGATTAAGGGTGGTATCTACATCACCCAGATCCACATCAACATATGCAAAACCATACCATGTAAGAGGCCCAAACCCACCAGGGGCTATGTCCTCCTGCACTACTCCAGCATAACCACGTATGTTACTACTGGCCCTCATTGCCACTAAAAAGTCTCTGGGGGACTGTGTGTTTGGTGTGTACCCTGCTACAGGTTCAACACCATTTGTGTTATAGCTACATAGTTTACCAGCAGCTAGGGTGTAAGCGTTCCCATTATACACTGGCACTTGCCACGCATCAGGTCCCACACTCAGCCATACAGAACATGCTGAACTACCCACTGCTGTCAGGGGCACTTTTAACAGTTCATGTGTGAGGTCATACCATAGTGTGGAGGCATCAGTGGGGAGGTCTGGGGCCAGAGACACTGCTGTTATTTGCATGGTGTGGCTGACGATAATGTCTGTTGCGGACGCTGTGCCTGTTAAAGTACAGTTGGTTATTAAGTCGTATATAGTTTGTCGGGTGACTATGGATGCGAGGTCTCCCGCCCGTGATAATGATAAAGCCATTAGAAGCTGCTTCCTCCCTTTGAAAATCCCTCAGATGGTGTTGACAGTGTTGGGTAGAGGAACCCTGTTGACAGTAAATTAGAACCTGTTTCATAAAAACACTGGGTGTTAGGGTGTACTCTTTGTGATGTTGGGTGGGTTACAGCCGTTGCTGTAATTGCCATATCCCATACATTGCCCGACATCTCACCACGTATACCTGTAACAGCACTCACACTCCCCGCTTCACCAAATGAATAACCTAAGCTCTCATAAATATCAGTGGTGGTTGTTCTACCCTCTACATATAAAAACATACCATTAGATAACCACCGTAAAGAAGGAATCCCTGCAATAGTCTCAAGTAGTGTAAGCTGCGTACCTGTTGATTTTAGTAGTTTAATTGTATGAACATAATCATCTGGGCACGCTACAACATCACCGTAAAAAGCTGGTAAATCTCCAAAAATACATGTTAGGGGAGCATAAGCAACATCTACTATACTGTAGGCTGAATAAGGTGCTGCAAAATATATATATCCAGCCTCCGTATTACCAACTATAGCCCCATATAAATCACCAGCTTTAAAGGGGCCTTTTAAAGTTGTAATATTTTGATCAAATGTGTGGTGTATTGATATAGTAGAAGCAGTCAGACGGATAAAGTGCATCCCGTAGGAACCCTGTGTAACAACATGGAAATCTGAAGCCTTATCATAAAAACCTTGAGCTAAAACACGGCCCCCATATGGTACTTGCGACACAGTACCAATGTTTGTAAGTGTACCATCAGTGTTATAGGAATATCCAACTATCTTTGAATCACAGTCTATACCAAGAGTAATGACTTTTTTAGCTGTATCTATAGTTAAACTTTCAGCTTCATCAGGATAAACAAGTGCAACACCTCTACCTATTTGAGATACATTTGAACCAGTATAAGCATAAACAAACAAACCTTCTGTGGAATCAGTGTCATAATCACCATAGAAAAAAAGCTTTTCTGTTGTATCTATAACTAAAGAATGACAATCTCCACCAGTGTGTAGTTGTGCTTCGTAATATACAGTAATATTTGTAGCTGCATCCATAGACTGAAGAGCACACCAGTTATTAGTCCCGCATCTTATAGCTAAGTTTAAATCATAGTCAAAAACATACCTTGCATACGTAGAACTCGCAAGACTAACAGCCGAAGCTATACAAGATAATGCTGTAACCTCTGCTTTAGCTGCTAAATTATTTACTATCGGAAAATCATAACGTAATGTATCTACACCACCTATTTTATACAAACTGTGGATGGATGCTGCCAGACTGACACAACTATCTGCTGTATATGTCCCATCCACACTGTGTCTTGCCGCATTAGGGTAGCGGGTGAATGTCTTCCCACCTCTGTTAAGTGTGTAGTTGACACCAAAGCAGCTTCCTATTACATCATTACCACCAAAGCAGTCATACCCTGTGCCCAATGTGTAGTTGGCAGCAGGTAGGGTGGGGGATAAACCAGGTTCCACTCCTATTGTCAATGGGTTATTACCAGCGAAGAGGTAGCTAAAAGCATCCCCAGCGGCTGTCCTATCGTCCCTCAATCTTGCTGTGAACAGTCCCCCTTGTGTCCCAAACACAGGAACTTCCCCCCATTTGGTAGTCACATCCACAAAGCCCGTGTTCCTGTTGAAAGTCAAAGCCCCAACAGACACTCCTGAGTTCCACGTAACTGCTGTGTTAATGTCAATACCAGTATTGGCCTCAAGTACACCAACTTCTGATGCTGACAGTGAGGAAGTATTATTCATGCCACTGATCCACTTACGTAGTTTCTCAGAGGTTACTTGCTCATTATATGTAAAGTCATAGCCAGGTAAAAAATTTAAAGACACGGTTCCCCCCAGAAAAAGGCTTGTGCCACATAGTATTCTTGTGCCGCAAGACTGTGGTCGGTTGACAATAAAGGGGCAGACACTAATGTTGTGGAAGAAGTTACCACACTTTTAATAAGGCCCCAGGGTGTGTACAAATGTGTGGCTCCTGTATTAACACCATTCCATGCCACAGGTAACTGATAATACTTCCCCCCAATGTCTTTATGGTGTATAGCATATAAAGCATTAGCCACAATGTCTGAGTCTACATGTACCAATACCTCCGCCTCTCCCTTGTACACCACCTCAATAGGAGACAGTGAACCCGCAGAGTCCTGTGCTGCTATGGTAAAGGGAGGAAAGTTTCTTGGGGTGTTCTCCCCACAGGAAAGCTCAGTCTCTAATGCCCAGGTGAGTCCCTTCAAATCCCCATGAACTACAGGGAAGTTGTACCCATCAAGAGCAGCTTTACTGTCTATCATTGTGACGTTGCTGCCTATGGCAAGGTCTGGGCCAAGATTGTAGTGGTGAAAGGCAGGCATTCCCTTAGTGATATTACCAGAGGCACCCCTGCTGTAGTAGCATATGCCATTCTTACTAAATAGCTGATCGAACAATATGTCACCCAATGACATTCCTGTTACATGCCCCACAGCAACTTCTGTGTTTTCAACATACTGAACGGTTGGTTTGTCATAAGTAATATCCCTTGCATCGAAAGCATTAAAGGCCCCTACATTGGTAATATTTCCAATTACACTTACTGTGGCATCATCAATGATCTTGTGCATAATTGCTGCCACCATTGTGGTGCCAGGGTTTGGGACATATACAGGGTGTATGTTTAATTCTAAAGCCATGTTACTCCCATATCTCTTCCAGTGGCCATGCTGTTACTCGTGTAGTACGAGTACCAAAGGCACCTGGGCTTGATGTTTCTAATTTTATTTGTAGTGTCTTTCCAGGAAGAAGATCCATGAGATTTATCTTCTCAATGCTTTTTGCTGAACTCTCTAGATCCCAAGGCAGTTGTTCGGGGAGAATAGGATAAACCCAGTTAGGCTCTACGCCTACATACTTTAACAGTTTATAACTTTGGTCCTCTACTTTACCGTAAACAGCAATGGTAACAGTAGTTGTTGCTGGTGTGAACTCAAGCTCCAACCAGTTAAACCTCTTCTGCTTTCCGAGATGGCCAAACTTATATGCTGGTGTCTCTTCAATATATTCAATAGCTGTGTTACTAGGGTCTGTAACAGAGTCAGCATCCAAAAGCTCAAAAACATGGCGGCCATTAGTTACTGCTGTTGCAGATCCCACAAGCTCTGATGTAAGTGCATACCATGCACTGAACATCTTCTCACCCTTATTACTGAAGTTGGCACACTGGAAGTCGATAGGGCCAAATGTATACTCCCCTATCCAGCGTTTCTTGTTCAGGTCATATACTATTGTAGTATTATTATAGCTGGCCCCGTCCACTGGAATACCCATGTACAGCTTAAAATTATATACTGCTGCAGTAGCTATACCAGCATTCGTCCAGCTAATGCGATCTATTATATCCTTAATAGGGTCACTTATAGGCGCACCCGCTCCCCCCGCAGCATCCCCCTCGACACGCTTTAGAGAACGTACACCATCATCCGACAAGAAGTATACATCACTGTCACCCGCTCCTCCAGCATACACAACAGAGTTGGGTGCGCTGGTCCCCTTATCACTTGATATGGGTATCACCTGTGAGTTGACAGCATCTATAGTGTTCTCTGTTGTGGGGATTTGGGCACCTGAGGTCCAGACAACATCAAATGCATGAATTGACTTGTACTTGAATACGTACATACGGGGCTGTTCAGCCCTGACTGGGAGTATTTTGACAACACTGTCGCCGTTCTCAGCATCTATTCGTACATTATCACTGAGGTCGAAATCCCAACCATTGAGAATTGTTGACCAGTAAATGGCGTCTGAATAAAGGCCATCATCTACACAGCCACCTACCCATGCTCTTCCTTGCCACCACTCTACAGTTCTGGGGTGGAAGGACGCACACATTGTACCCAGGCCGTTCTCTGGCATGATAGCCAAACTGGACAGTGTTGGGTTACTTGTGCTTGGGTATACACTGTGAATGAAGTTGCAAGTGGTGGAGAATGTGGCTGTGGAAGTTCCTGAGCCAGTCTCACTCTGTGCTATTCTACCAAATGTACCGTGGAGGATGTGCTCAGTTATCAAGCTTACACCCGTACCAAGTGCGGCCCACTCGTAGTCCCCACTGGTTTTGAATATCTTGTTGTCCCAGTATCCAGCTATGTGGCGGGATAGGTCTTTGTGCACCCAGGCGGATAATCCACCACACTCTAAACCTGCTGTACCATAGCTTGTGCAACCGTGTCGCTTCTTTCTGGCTCCAAGATTATCCAAGTTGGCATTCTGAAGGTAGTAGAGTTGGTTCTTCTCTAAGTAGTAGGGCTGGACATTACTGTGGACACCACCTGTAACGTCAATGGCCTGTTCCATCTGCAGTTCTAAATCCGCCATTAGTCCATATCCTCCGGCTGTATACGCCCACCCTCTCCCCCAAACATCTCTTCACGTTTGATGTGTTGCTGGGCAATCTGTCCGGCTTGGTTCTCTGCTGCCTGCGCACGGTTAGTTTCCCTGAGGTCCCACAGTATTTGGGACACAGCTTTCCACACAATGAAGTCGAAGTTCACAGACCAAGGCACCTGTTGGTTGGTGTCTGTAAGTTTGGTAGGGTCACAGTATCCCTTGTACATGAACACTGTATTTGCAGTGGGCTTCTTCATGATCTTGATTTTGCGATATGTGGACTGGTTCTCCATAGGGCCAATTATACCTACAGTGGTTCCACCACACTGAAGAATGATTGCTCCGTCACTGTCTGCAGTTTTACCCACAGACGCAAGGCTTGTGAAGAGTTGAGAGCACGTAACAGGTGTACACCCATTGAGAGTAATGTCTTTGACACCCTTGTACTCATTGAAGACAGACGCTAAGGAATAAGAGGAGACCATAGAAGGTGTGATAACACCCTCGAAGTATACCCCAACAACATCACTTGCATCTGTGGAGAAAGCGGCCATAGTACCTGACACAGTTGTAATAGTGGGGGAGATACCTCTGTCCTCAAACTCATATGCAGAACCAGAAGTATCTTCAGCCACGTAGGTTGTGTAGTCCCTATCCCACGTATCCTGGCTCTGCTGCATAGCATTTTCATTTGTCTTATCCAGGAGCCATATAACTTTATTGACATCCGCTGGTAAGTATAAGAAGCCCCCACCCACGTAAGTGACTTCTCCCCATGTTTCAAGTGATGGCCAAGGTAGTATCCTCGCCCACGTCCTAATGGCAGCGTTTATAGCCGCTTTAATTCTGGAACTAAAACCCGAATCGTTTCTCCCAGTCTTTCTTTGTACCTCTATTATCGCTTGGCCGAAGGTCGTCGTCGCCATCAATCCTCCTAAATAAATCAGCATCCCACTCGTTAATCAGTTTGTCCATGTCATAGCGTTTGGCAAACTTAGCCAGCTTGACAGGATCTTTTTTATCAGCAGCAGCTAATCGGAGGTTTTGTGCCGCATCTTCTTTGGTTGTCTTAAACCAACCACTGTAATCTTTTAGTGTTTCTTTAAGTGCAGCATGGTCTGTGGCCACTACCTTACACCCAGCGGCCATCGCTTCCATTGCAGCCACACAGCTTATCTCGTCGAAGTTGGTAGGGTACAACCAGATGGCAGCATCCTGTAGTTCTTTAGCCATTTCATTCCACCCAACTTTGCCACGGTGTACAACGCCCTTGCTATTCAAAGCAGCTTGTCTACACAGAGACTCATAGGCATAGAAACGCATGTCCTTATCCAGTTCTACAATGCGCCCATACTCCTGGCTGGCAGATACATCATTCCATAGTTCCCCAAAACCGTAGAACATGTGGAGTTCGTAGCCCTTTTTATATAGTTTTGACTTATTAAAGGCTTTAATTGCTGTTAACCAACCCCTATCAGGAGAAGAGAAATACACTACCCGCTTCTTTTTCTTCCCCTCAGTGAACAAATGCTTGTCCAGATCCACCCCGTTACGGGTAATATATACCTTATCGTCAGGTACATTGGGGTGAAGCGACCTGTGAAACTCAGACAAGAACCATACCTTGTCCAGTTTACTGAGGAGTGGCACCGTCCACACACCGTTGTTTCCAACATCGTGCATCCACACGTATAACTGACCACACTCTATATCCATCTTGCCAACCAGTTCTGGCATTCTCCATATAACTACAATGTCTCTGAAGAGTTTTGGGTCAAAGCGTCCACTGTAATACCAGTGAATACCCTCTTCACAAACACCTTCTTCTCTATTCAGACGGCAGTAAACCTGTACATTAAAACCCTTTGTAACAAGTCGCTTTGCCGCCTCATACACCATCTTCTCACTTGCGCCCACACCCTTCTCAATACTGGGTGGACCCCACTTTGTAGCCGACTGGCCACAGAAGAAGGCTATGGTCTGTTTACCTTTAACGTCCCCAGGACTCAGTATCTCCTTGTGAGCAACCCCTCTATCCATAAGATGTGGTGACAGTTTGAAGTGTTTTAGAGCTTCCTGTGGGTTTTTTGCCCTACCTATAGTATTAAGTAATTGTGTGGAAGACGCTTCCGCCCGTGCCCATGCTGCCAGATCCTCAACAACTTTTTGTGTGAATGCGTCAGGTGAACACTGCAGAAGTCTTTCACCAGCCTGCATAGCAAGTTCTGGTTGGTTCAGGTGGCGGTATGCTTGGGTAAGGATAAGGGCTGGTTGGTAGCCTATTGTTGCAGGGTCTACCGCATGTAGTGTGTCCTTCAATTGGAACTGGTCGCCCATCTTTACATATGTTATGGCGTTCTGCCAGTTACCCATCTCTCCCCATATAGCTGCTACTGTGTAGTAGACACGAGGATCTTCAGGGTCCACAAGCTGGGCTTTAAGGCATTCTTGAATGGCCTCCCACTTATCTCCCTGTTGTGATATACAATAAGCCAAGTTGATTATGGCTGACATGATGTCATCTTTGTTGCCACTCTGTGGGATAAACTCTTTATACCACCTAATGGCTTCTTTCAATAACTTCAGTCCACGGCACGCATTAGCAATATAAAACATTGTACGTGGGTCGTGGATACATTCTACATCATTCTTTAATATGATGTAATTGCGGAGGTCACTGAACTGGTGTTTCTTAGGGGAGCGGTGACGTATGACTACAGGGCACTTAGGGTCCCTGGCCATTGCATATTCACCACCATTCTTAGGGATGAGACTCTCGTGGCAGCTACCCTTCCACTCAAAGGTGGATTTGGTGACTACACGCTCTCTCCATAGAATAGTATTACACTCACCGTTTTCATTGAAACTGTAGTCGTATCGCAAGAAGATGGCAAACCCTTTACCTGCTTCAGCACTCCGTGCCGCAACATTGTCTGTCATCGCTCTCAACAACTGTCCATTAACAAGGTCGTCGTCAAAGTCTATCCACATACAGACTTCATTCTTTGCGGCGTCAAAGCTTGCTTTTCTTGCCTCTGCGAAGGAGGACAATATGCCATCTTTGAAATGCTCGTGTGTGCTGTACCTGTCAAAGAGTTCGCCAAACTGGCGTCTTCCCTTTTCCAGTAGCTCTGTTGAGCACAGGTCAGATCGGTCTATGACTTTCCAGCCATAGCTCTTCGCTACTTCTACAGTCTTGTCTGTGGAACCAGTGTCCACCAAGACTACTTCGTCTTCGGGGTGAGTTAGAATATCTTTAAAGCTGTTGTAGAACGGCTCAATATTCTTTTCTTCATTCTTTGCTATCACACAGACACTAATGGGGGTCTTAACTTCTGCCACTTTAACTCCTTATGATGTTGTCGGGGGCGTATTTACCTATAAAGATTTCCTGAAATGCTTTCATGTTCTCATGACTTCTGAAAAAGTAAGGGTATTTTTTCTCAAGTACATTAAAAATGTCCTCTGGAATGGCTCCTTTATAACGGAAGTTGCCTTTCCTGGACATACCAGTAGGATTCACTCTGGCGGTGGCGTCCTCTTTAAGGACTCTCAAATATTCCGCTGCTCGTTGGGGGTACTTAGCTCTCCATGCAAGAGCCATATTCTCCAGAAAGTCACGAACACCCTTTCCTTTTAAATGTATGTGTGTTTCATTCGCCACTTGATACCTCATCGAGGGGGGTTAGGGCCTCATCAACTTTTGCCTCAAGGGCTTTAAAGTCCTGTTTGATCCGTTCTATGTACCGTCTTGCTCTGGTACGTTCAACTCTATTGTTTACCTTTGATCTGAACTCAATCCAATGCTCTAAATCTTTTATACTCTGCATGTTACTCCTAAAAAGACTGGGGGAGTATTAGTCCCCCAGCCGACTGTCTACGCACCAAGGTACGGGTTGTAGTGAGCAGCAACCATCGCTGCTTTCTCATTACCGTACAAGAGGGTAAATTCACCAGAGATCTGGTAACGATCACGCTTACCATCTCTTGTGAGCATTTCTCTACGAAGAGGCTGCAGCCACCCTGTTGCGAAATAGTTAGGGTCGATGCACAAAAGGTCACAGGCACTTGCGGTACTATCCATATCACGGTGCAAGTGAATGTTTACGGCCCCAAAGTCGGAGTCATACTGATTAACGATGAGCAACTGACGTTTCTCTGCAGCATCAATATTACGGGTTACGTCCGTACTATAATTACTGATAGTTCGTTTCAGCTTTGGTCCAACGTATACATCAGTAGGCATGGCATCCGTATCGTCCCACACCATCTCCAAGAGGTCACCAAAAATCTCTTCAATCAAAGTAACGGAGCTTGAAGAAGTCTTATTGGTACTTACGATGTTCATGAATCCACCAAGCTGTGAAGCTGTGGCAGTAGAACCCGTTGCGGCTGATCCCTTAACAAGGGCCAGTTCCATATCCTTTTTCATTTCGATGAGGTCTTTCCCCTCGTAATATGAAATTGGATCTGCTACTCCCGCACGTCCGGTAACCTTCGCACGGTCAGAGATCGCTCCACCATCATAGAAGATCTGAGTAGTATTAGACGCTCGTGATGGTACGGTAAGATCCTGCGCCGTAAACGCAATACCTTCCAACCAAGCGTTAGCAGCAGCCGCCCGAAAAGTATCAGTAAGCCACTGTACATGATTGTTGTCTACAGGCACCTGACGGAGCCTTGACAAAAGAGGAGTCCTGAACGGTGCCACGTTGTGTATAGCGTCCTGAAGTTCCTCACGAATTGTTGAATCGCTGTCTAATGTTGCAGCGACTATTTCATCCCACGTTGATAAAACACTCATAATTTAGTCTTTCTTTTTTAAAAGTTCCCCCTTCTGCGCTTGAAGGTCTTTGTACTTCATCCAGGCATTTCCAATATTTCCCCCAGTTGGTTGAGATAGTTGCTCTTTAGCTGTAGCGATTTGCTTATCGAGTTCAGCTATGTTCGCCGCATCACTCCCCATGTTTAGGTTATTATTGATAACTGCTTGCTGTTGTACGCCCTGTACATTAGGAGCCTGCTTGCCTTCAAAACCTACGATCCCTCGTGCCATAACGGCGGCCTTGTAAGGGCCATTAGGACTACTCTTCAGTTCTGGGTCCCGATCCCAAATGTTTTGGGCGGTCTTGTACAGATCAGTTTGTTTGTCCTTGAGTTCTGCCATCTCATCAATGGCACTCCCCCACGAGTTCACATGTGCTTGCCGAAGCTCCTGTTCTTTTTTTGCGGTATCCTTTGACGTTTGTAGGACCTTACCTACAGATGCTTCAATTATACCTTGGAGTTTTGCCTCATCAAATCCCACAGCGTTATTATTACCAGCTTGTGGTTTTGGTGTTGGCACAGGTGTAGTCTCCGGCGTTTGGAGAGTTGTAACCTGTTCCTGTAAACTAAGCATCTGTGTACGCAAATATTCATTTTCTACTGTAAGTGCGGAGGCATTTTCCTGTGCCTCCATTTTTTCACCATATAGTTTATTTATACGAGTCTCTATTTTGTTTGGTTCTGGTGTCACGTTAGGGGTCGGGGTTACTTCAGGCATCAGGGGTCTCCTTGTTTTCTTCGAGTGGCCAATCATTTAAAATAGTTGCTTTACATATCTCCAAACCCTGGAGTCTATGTACTATTGCACTTACTCCCTCATTGTTTTCCGTACATTGAGCAAGCGCACCAATAAATTTGTCTTTCCAGTCGGCAAGCTCAAGTTGAACAAGTTCACCGTACTGGGAAGCAGCACCATCTTTCTTTATGGCATTGACTTTCCTGGCTCTTGCGTCATACTCAAGTCTCTCTAAGTCTTTTTTCAGGGACATTATATCTCCTTTATAAAAGGAGGTTCGACACCCTTTCAGGTCCCCCTACGTCGAACCTCCCTGTTTTTCTACATTATCCGCCCCAGAGGTCAACATTTGCTGGACATCTGGTGGTAACTCACCAGCAGATATCAACTTAGCTGCCTGTTGAAGCGTTTGCATGGCTATCTGCTGCGCCTGGGGGAGCAGAGCGGCATCGGCCATTCTATCATCTATAAGCATTGCGGCCCTGTGGATGAGGTATGGAATGTTAAAACTCCTCGTTGGGTCCTGCATCGCCATCTCTAATAATTGCATCACCTTACGTAACTGGTTATTCTTATTGGTATTACCAGGTGTGCCTGTGGGCATGAGTTGGAAGTTCTTGTCATAGTCAGCCTTCTTGAAGAGTTCTGGTGTACGTTTCTTGGTAACCCAGTAGTATACCTCCCGTTCTCCAAAATCCAACCACATCTGCCAGAGTGTCTGCCATACCAACCGCATAGTGGATTGGAAACAAGCAGAGTCCATACTGGCCATAGCTTCGCTGGTCTGGGACACTTGCCCCACCTCAGTGGCTGTACGGCGTTCCAGTTTCTTCCCTGTGGCCTGTAAGTCGTTAACGAGGCTACCCACAAGAGTATCAGCATAGTTCTCTATTATACTCTCACTGTTGATGTATTCATGTAGATTGAAGGCACTTTTCTCTACCGGAGCTATGTCTCCTATCTCCTGAACGTCAATTACCCTACCTGGACCCCACTTGATGTTGCGACTGCGTAATCCGCCTGTAATGCGCTTCTGGAAGACTGGGGCCAACTGTATATCAATGGCGTCAGACCGTGCCCTATACTGTTTATTCAACTGTTTCTGAAGTGGCATTAACATCCTACCCATACCCTGTGACAGATATGGACCAGGCTCAGTTCGCTCATAGTCAAAGCGGAATATAGGCCAATGATCCATAGACAGGGAGTAAGGGAAGAGGGCCAATACCTCAGGGGCACCTGATTTATCAGTGTACCACAGCACTGCCTTCTCTTTAATTCCATCCCCATTCCAGTCAATGTGGCAGAAAACCTGGTACACAGGGTAGTTTTTGTTAGTAGAGTGGATACCAGCGTCCTGTAGACGGGTTTGTTTGTTATAAGGGCCGTCTGTGCTGGCCATTGGGGAGCTTGGTGGGCTATCCGATGCAGTATCCTGTGTTTTAGCCAAGAGTGCAGCAACAGTTTCTGGGAGGAAGAACCCATCCTTTGCCTTTTGAAGTAGTTCATTCTTGGTCATCTCGTGTATAATGGCAACCCACGGAGCCTCGTGCGCAGTGCTACTGTGGGCAGGGGTTACTATGTACGTGGGATCATAGGATATGAGCTTCGGTTTGTTCTTAACTACTTTGTCGTACTTGATTTGCACAAATGGGGCACCAGCTTGTATCCTCTGGACAGCCTCGTCCAGCATCTCAACTACTCGTTGGTCAACAATGTTCAACTCATACTGATCCACCAGTGTCTGTATAACAAGTTGAGGATCTTTGGGTACACCTTTAGGGAAGATATTCTCTACTGATACCACCCGTGACTGGACACTCGTCCTGTAATCCCAGGACACGCCAATATAACCACTTCCATCTCTACCAATATAATTGGTGAGGTACTGTATCTGATCATCAGTGTCATCCATATGGACTTTCACCAACCAGTCAAAGAACCTCTCCGCTGGTTCTACCATCTCCAATCCCTGGATATCCGAGGCGTAAAAAGCGCATAAGGGATCGGCCATTGCGTATAAGTTGTATAGAGAAGGTTTCCAGCGGCGGAGTTGTCGTTTGATGAGGGGAATACAGGTATCGGAGGCACCAGCCCATGGTTTGTTCTTTCTTTTTTGTGAGCCATCTACAAGTTTCCTCACCTTTCTAATGTTATCAGCCCACTTAGAACGGTTACCTTTCTCAAGCTCAATGGCCTGGGAGATCCTGGTAATGTCGGCCTTGTGTGCGTCGAGGTCCAGGCTCTGTAACACTGTTAAACTAAGCGGGTTCTGTTTCATTTCATCAATCCTTTATTTCGTAGTTGCATAGACACAAATTCTATAGGTGGTACTTTTTCCTTCAATATGTGAGTAAGTTCCACCAAGTTGGGGGTATCTAAAAAAGCTTTAGTATACCCATCATCCTTACCAGCAGCGTTCATTTTCCTAACCATGCTCTCACGTTGGTCTGGAGTGTAATCAGTTACACCATAATCGAACAAGTAGAAGGGTAAAGTCCTCTTCCTGTATTTATTCCTTAGTATCCTCTTGTGTATTTTGGTGGTGACCTGTACACTCCTCCCATCCACTGGGAAACGGTCTCCCTTCACGTATTTGAAGAAGATAGGGGAGTAGTGCATTTGATTGATATTTACTGTAGGTTCTCTACCCTCTACATCAGACCATATGTACAATGACACTGCCAGCCAGGCCAGAGTGTCCGTATCCTCAAGACACTTCTTTAAGTGTGTCCTCCACCCAATCCCAAGTAGCTCGTCGTCGTCGTGGAACCACACCCACTGTACAAATGGGAGGTTTGCATCTATATATTCCATGCCAACATTAAGTCCCCCCATCCCAGTCTTGGCCCACCTGTGACCATCACACTTAGGGGGAGCGACAACATGGACATTTTTATACCCTTTAGCCGCCTCTACAATGTTAAGTACCTCTATGCTTGGCTTGTCTGGCATGAGAATAACATGTGGTGTTATCCCCACTTCCGGCAAATCTATGAGGCACTGGTTAAGAGCCCCTTCGAGTTGCCAGGTGCGAGACTTGCAGCGAAGGAGGATTGCTACGTCTATTTTAGCCATATGCTTAAAGCCTTTTCTGCGGCGTTTACAAGCTTTCGCTGTATGCCTCTTTCAATAATTGTATCTCTATTAAGGTCATCTCTGCCAAGAAAGACAATCGAGCCGCCTTTAGTGACGCCTGGTATGATATCTCCGAGAGTGCTTCTGAGCGAGAAACCTGTTTCAAATGATCCTGAGTATCTCGACTCGATTCTGTAAATACTATTTCGTTTAACATTTTCCAAATACTCCCAGTGAAAGTCCTGTGGTAGTACAAATGATTTTTGTCCCATTAACTGAAACACCACAAAGTCCTTACAAATACCCTGTTCATCCATCCTGTATGGGGTGTCCTCACCAGGATTAAACACTGCCTGGTATGCCCTTGGAACAATTATGTGGACGCCCTGGTTATAGAAGTAGTCAAGCTCCTCAAAGAAACTGGGGGAGGGAATAAACGATGGTCTCATTATTATAAGGCGACCATTTGTGTAGTTCACGTCACGAAATAACTGCGTTATAACTGCTGGAGTGTCCGGTAATACGGATACCTCTTCCCCACCTATACGTGCAAACTGTCGTATAACGTCCTTATACGCAGTAGCTTTGTTGTTGGTGAGGATATTTATCATAGTTTGGGGTATTTAAGTATCTTTGGAGCAGTATGTACTTTATCCTGTATATTAAGAATGCACTGGAACTGATACAACTTCTCTCCTATCTTTCCCTTACTCTGTATATTCAAGCCTCCCTGGCAATACACATATACTGCAGCAAGAAAGGCTGTCACACATAACAAACTAATTAGTTTTTTTAGCATTCTTTACCTGCCTTATTTTCCTGGCTGTGAAGTAGGCTCCTATGGCACCAAGAACTGCTGTACCAACAGCAACCCCTGCACCTACCCAATCCCCCTGTGTAGCCGTGGTGATTATCTCAATACCACTTTCTGCAGTAGCGTCCTTTGCCACCTCTATACCAAGTTTAACGTCTTCACCACTGGTACACCCAGGAAGAAAGTAAACCAAAACACCCAAACCTACAAACAAATACCAAAAGTTAGTCCACAAATTTTCAATACGCTCTTTCATCAGTCCTCCAAATAACTGTATCCGCCTTCTTCTGAAACATCAGCAGCAGGGTTAGCCATTAAGGCGTATCTTACCACATCACAAAAGTCCTTCATCTTCTCAGACACCTTGCGTTCCCCACTTGGTGTGTCCTCATATGTCCATAAACCAAGAGAAGTTACGGTATTCTTTAAGCTGCCGAACACCTGAATCTTAGTTCTGTTTGTTTCTGGTGATACTATGAAAGCATCCCTAAGGGCTGTGATGCCCCTGTCTATGTTGTTGTCTAAGTGTGCGTCAAAAATAAGGCCGAAGTCGCCCATCTCCTCCTGGAAGGATTTGAATCTCTGCCCTAACACAGCACCATGTTGTCTCCCAAACTGAGGATCACAATACCTGTACATGACCCTCTCCTTCCCTTCAGCAGACTTCATAAGTGCAGAAAGGTCTTTCATCCCCATACGGGGGACGCCTTGTGTGTGGATAGGTACTGTGGGCCATTCTCTGTAAGCTACCCAGTGGTCATCCGACATCAGCGCAAACCACACCATACAAGCTGGTTTACTGTGATGGGGATCTACCACAAGCATCCTTGGCACATCAAGGGGGATATCCGTTGGCGGGATCACTGCGGTAGCTTCATTGAATGTGGAAACTATCCTATTACCCATACTCCCGAACTCTCCCGTCTTACGTGCCTTCCGCTCGTCCTCAGACATGGAGGGGTCTTCAAGGAAAGCATCGAGGGCCACTTGGTCTACGTGGGGATTGTCACTGGCATTGCCATATACAACCTTGACATTCTCCCTGTCCTCCTCATTAAGCACTATATCACGGGCCACCCACGCCGCTCTGGAGTCATTAAGGGGAGTCATTGACCATACAACTCTCCCCCTATGATCTATCAACCCACGCCTTATGGCAGTGTATACTCTTTTTCTTATAGGCTCATCGAGAAAAGCCCCATCATAATCCGCACCTTCAAAACTCTGCACTCCCTGAGTGTCTGCACCACATATCAGTTCAGACCCCTGTAGTGTAGCTTTGGCCATGACACCCCACTGACCAGAGTATCGTGTGAACTTAACGCCTTTAGGGAGTAATTCATACCACTTCTTTTCAAGGATCTTTAAACCCTTGCTTAGTGGCAGCCCTGTTACAAATAGTATTGTAGCTGGGTGTTGTATGGGGAGGCCATCACTACGGCGTACCCATGATTCTGGGGGCATCTCGTCCCGCTCAGGGAACTTTGGATTACCTGACGTGTCTTCCACCATTTTAAAACCAGGGACCATCCATGGCCTGTACCCTATCATAGCGGCCATGAGTTCTGCCACAGTAAAATGAGTCTTACCTGAACGGTTCCCCGCACAGAATAACAGTAAATCTGTACTCTCTACCACTTCAGCAGCCAGTGCTTGCCCCCCAACATTCCACTCAAGGTGGGCGATGGGGCACTTCTTAATCCGTGTTTCCTGTTCTTCCAAGAGTCGAAAGAGGGCTTCGGTCTCTTTTCTATCCATCTTCGTCCTTTACTATGAACTCAGCGGTCTTAATGTTGAGGTTACGTTCCTTTTGGTCTATGAGTTGTTTTAATTGGTCGTCTGTTATGTTGGAGAGGTCCATCGAGTGTTTGTGATGTACTTCCTTCTGCTCAGGAGCAAACTTACCATATTGTTTCAGTAAGAGGGCCGCCGCTTGTGGGTCCCCACTCCTGACGGCTCTATTATACACCGCCGCCATAACCTGGCCCAATCTATCCCCCACACACTTTTCAAGCTGCTGGGATATCCACGCTGCTCTCACTGGATCGAGGAGGCGGTGACGGATCTGTGTCTTGGTAATGTTTGTTTCTGTAACTAAACTCAATACGTCATTGGCACCTGCCAACATGGCCTGGGCAATTTTCAAGTCCACAGGGTCCCAACGGAAGTTGGCGACATCATGCCCACTTACCGCCAAGGCCCTTTCCTGGACAGTTTTCCATACATCTGACTTACGCTTTGCTGCCATGTATACTCCTATGGCATGCTTTACATACAGTAAGCATATTATCTTTATTTGAAAACGCCTCAAACTCCAGTGTCTCTTTAAACTCTTTACTTACCTTAGAGTTAGGATGTTTCTCCAACAGGGCCACAATAATCAATGCAAATGGTTTTGTGTGGTGTACTTCTAAATTCTCTTCTTTAACACCACATACACGGCATGTAAAGTCATCCCTCACAAATACACAGTGTTCATATCCAAGGTCATGCTCTTCCATGTCCCGTATACGTGCTTGCAAACTTATGAGTACACCCATTCCCACACCCCCGCTCTTAAATGTTCTTCCATATCCCTTATACGGGACTGTAGGCTTATCTGTATGCCCATTCCCACACATCATCATCTCTCAAGTGAGATACAAGGTCAGTTGAGCCTGCTTTGTCCAATAACCACGCCATAGCTTCTGTGGATGTTAAAGGTGTTATCACGAAATTGATCCAAGAAGTTAATAGCTGTTCTTTAGAAATTCGTGTAAAATATCTACCGTTATTAGTTTTCCACAACTCTTCTCTGCGAGGCTCTGCTGTGTAGTTATAATGCTTCAGCCTTGTAGCAGCATCTACATCATAAATCAAAAATTCATTATCAGCATCCGCCAATACAGAGATGTACCCCTCATTATCTGAACTTCCAACAATGCCCGTAGGGGCTATGGTAGGGGCTACTCCCACTAACGTACCTACTCCTTCTATTGTCTCTGCCATATCATCACACTCCCAACTGCTTTTTAGCCTCGTGCAGGCTGATATAATTTTTCTTAGCGTATCTCTCAGCGATAATCTGAATTGCGTCTTTCTCTTCGAGACACACCGTCCTACCGTCTGGTAGATCAACCTTAACTTTACCATCTTTGGTTTTAACCAATACAAGAGTTCTTCGTCTAAGTCCCATGCTTCCTCCTACGTTATAACAGCCCCTGCCCAAGTAACAGTACACGCTGTAATTGTTATAGTGTCATTTAATGCAAAAGTTAAAGAAGAAAAAACAAACTCTTCAGAGTCTACACCACACGTCATTTTAGCTAAAAGAGCATCATTAGCATCCTGAAGGTGTGCATGTTCAACAGTCCCAGCCATAGTGGTTGCGTCTGTTACAGCAGGAGACACAGCCATTGTGGCTACACCAGTCACTGCTGAGCTATACGCCGCTGCATTCATTGGACATACTCCTATACTTGAATGAGCAGTATTGTGGAACAAGATGTTCCCAGAATCCAACAAATCAACAAAAGCATTACAAATTGCATTACACATACTATACGCCAAATTCATATTTCCCCCTACGCTGTAGCATAGCTCCATATACCATCAGTTTTTAACGGTGCCGCCAAACTATACGTTCCGTAGTTAGCTATAAGCCACGTCTTAGCCTCTTTAGTCTTCAAAGGATTCAGATCAAAATTTACATACGTACCGTCTGACCCTTTAACACTACTTAAAAGTAGAAAATATCCTGCACTGGGGGTTGTGTACAGAGCCTCTCTACGAAATTCCGTCGAAAATGCCCTGGCACATAACATACTACAGTTTGTACCTGTATCCATTATGATGAATGTTGCGCCACTGGCGTGAGTTCTTACAGTTGACATGCTTCTCCCTTACCTAAACCATTTTCCTATTGACTTGAGACCTTTTTTATAATCTCTGCCAAAATTACTTAAAGCACCTTTTGACTTGGGAGAAGCCTTTTTTGGTGACGCTTTCTTTGGGACTGCCTTTTTAGGGACTGCCTTTTTAGGGACTGCCTTTTTTTTGAAATTGGAGTTGACCCCTGGTACGCCGCTGAAGCCAGCCCGTATCCGTGATAACTCCCCTACTCGTTTACTTGGTGATTTTCTCTTTTTTGCCATGTTTCTTTCCTTTTTGTTGGTGGGTAGAAGAGGATTCGAACCTCTGAAGCAGTTATGCCGGGGGGTTACAACCCACATCCTTTGGCCGCTTGGATATCTACCCATTGTTGTTAAATTTGGAGGGAGAGATGTGTTGCCGTTACACCACCCCCTCACGAGGATGCGCATCGGGTGATCAAGCCCATTTATTCGCTTCCCTCTGGTTATTTTTATGGTGACCCCAGGTGGTTTAGACCCAACATCTCCAGGTATAAAGCCTGGTATCTTCGCATTAGACGAGGGGGCCATTGGCACCAGGGCGGTGGAGTTTCCCCCACAACCTATACAATCAGAAATAACTGTGTAGTTCACCCCAGTATTAGTATCTCAGTATCTTAGGATCAGAAGGCCGCTTTACCTTCTTGTATCTGTGTACCTTCCTATTGGAGAATTGGATAGCAGACCACCCCGAACCAACTTTACGCTTTCTGAGGGCTAATGCGGCGTTGACTTCTGGATTGCAGAGGAGTATAAAGACGGCTTCCCACCTTAAGCGGATGAACTCGTCGTTTACACAAGGCTGTACCCAGTAGGTCTTTACCCACCTGTCCTCTATTTTTGATCGCATTTTGGCGTTAGAGTGATGTTGTGCAGCACGTACTCCAATATTCTTACTTTGACCGATGTAGAGAATGTTTTCTCCCGCATCACAGAGGAAGTAGATACTCGCCACTCGTGGCGTTTCCTCTAATGTGTAGGCTTTACCCAGAACAGGGTCTTTCTTCATCCAACATGCAGTCAGTGTCTCGTATATGTCTATGAACTTTGTTGTGTTAATTTTCATGATATGTAGAGTGTGCCTTTAGTCGCCTTACTATTGTACTCTACCATAGTTACTATGGGGGAAAGCCCCTTTTTCGCCCGTAGTATGTTAGTCTTTATTACTTTGGGGGCCCTCGATTGTTTTGTGGACGCTGTAATTGGCCGTGAGGGTATTCTTTCCCCACCAGCACGCCGTCTAAATTCATCAATAGTGAATGGCATCTTCAATTCACGTCTAAGGTAAGTGCATTGGTCGAACCATCGTTTATTGCGTCTGTAGTACATGTGCTTTACTTGTTTATTGGCTTTTTTGAAGCGCACACTGCTACATAGTTCCTTCCACTTGTCCGAGGCAACGTACTTTTTAACGGCCTCTTTGTGGCTGACAGACGAATTATACTTCTTAACGGCAGTTTTTCCCTTCTTTGTGGCCCTATACTTTATTTGGGCCACTCGTCGTGCTTCTCTTTTTTCTTCTACCGTCCTCATACACTGCCTTTCCGTCTGTTTGGGGTCTATTATACTCAAATCACCCCGCCTTTCGCCATAATCTGTTAGGGCAGAAGGGGTTAGGGCCAAAGTATGAAGTGCGTAAGGCATATATGTCTTCATAGATACAAAATGTCTACCCCCTATTCTAGTTTTTTAAAAAAAAGTAGAGTAATAGGAGTATAGGGGGTAGACATTTTGTATGTATGAAGTGATTAAGGTATACGTATGTCTTCATACATACAAAATGTCTACCCCCTATACTCCTATTACTCTAATTTTTTTTAAAAAACTAGAATAGGGGGTAGACATTTTGTATGTATGAAGACACACTGTTAGTATATAAATTCCCACAGTCCCCAAACGCCGTGTTTGTGCCCACCCCCAATAGCCACTACGGAGTTTGTGGCACCTCAAGTGGATTCCACAGTCCACAAAAAGGGGTAGGGGTAAGTCTTACTGTAACTGAGTAGCGGGGTGGGGGTAGGAGTGGGGTTATAGTTGGGGTAAGTAGCGGTTGGGTATGTGTTTGACATAGGGTTGGGCCATTTGGGGTGTGGTCACTCCCATACCGCACATGTCAAACCCCTGGGGTTAGCCCTGGCATGGTTGTTGCATGGGGGGGGTGTGGCACGGTTATTGCTATAGTATACCCAATATTGCTATAGTATACCCATGGCATGATTATTGCAGGTGTAGCCATGGCACAGTTATTGCACTGTGGCTATGTGGCACAGTTATTGCACTGTGACTATGTGGCACACTTATTGCTATAGTATACCCATGGCATGATATTTGCAGGGTAGCTACTACACTACAATAGGCATGATATTTGCACTGTGGCTATTACTACTACTATCATATTACAGCTTGTCTTACTGCTATTGCTACCCTTAGTGTTAGTGTAACCTTACCGTACTCCATTAAACCGTCAACATACTGGACAATAGAACCCCATACTGTGACAAATATCGTCACTATTGTGACAAATCACGTCATACAATGTGACACAATATGCCACACAAAACAGGACAATAGCCGTTTAAACGCCAAAAACCCCATTCTCAAATATAGGCCCGTTTTTTGCTACTACCTCCTTGACAGCTACGGAGTAACGTGGTAAGCTTATTTAAGAACGGAGGGGACAAACATGCTTTTAAGATTATGCATTATCGGAGTGTTAACGATGTTAGTTTGTATTGCAATAGTATTTTAAAGG